CAAACAAGAAACATTGGGTGTTGTTGGAAAGATTTATTTTGAAGGTAAAGATACCTACGAAAAGGTTATGGATGCTGGTAAAAAAGTCAAGGCTTTCTTTGATATCTATGGTGGGTTTGAAGCAATAGTTATTGAGCATACGGTCTTTATGAATTCCCCAAAAACTGCTGCAGACCTTGCTTTAGTTCAAGGAGCAATCCTTGGATCAGCAGGGCAGTCTGGGACTAAGTTAATTGGTAAAGTTTCTCCGATTACTTGGCAAAACTATATTGGTAATAAAAAAATCTCTAAAGACGAACAACTATTTATACGCTCACAAAACCCTGGGAAATCTGTTTCTTGGTATAAATCATATGAAAGAATGCTTCGTAAAGAAAGAACTATAAAATTTATTAATACGATTTACGATAAAACTATTTCAGATAACGATGTAGCAGATGCCTGCGGTATTGGACATTGGGCTATGTATAATTGGGGAAAATCAATAGGAGTTGATAAATAATGCCAGAGTTAAACGCAAACATACCACCAATAAACTGTTATGTAAGAGGAAACTATTTAAGAAATCATCAAGATAGTCACGACAAATATTTTGAGTGCGTAGTATTTGGTGTTTCTAGTTTAAAATCTAGAAGCCCATTATTTCATATTATGATGCCAGATGGTGGCTTGTGGTGGAGACTTCCAATTTCTGCTTTTTGTACAGAGCCAGGGATCCCTGAGCCAGACTTACACAACTTGGTGCTATGGAACTCTTTTAGTCATCACATTGCTGTAACTCAGTTTGAAAATTTAACTAATCTCAGAATGTCTTACATAGATAGAACAAAGACAATGCATAAGGGCACCTACCTTTTTACATTAGACTGGCACAATCCAGACACAAATGTATTGGATGATGGGTATTCAGAAAGCCCTGCAGACCATAAATGTGGTCACGTAATACAAAGAGATGATGGAAATTTTGCTATTCAGCCTAATAATAGAGTACGTGTATATGAGCCATCCTTTACTCTTGAAAAAGAATACCTAATTGATAGAATAATTAATGAAAGAAAATATGATGTTGAGAATCAAGATAAATGGATCATGGAAAACTCTGATAGGTTTAACTATGAAATTAACGAAAATGAAATTGACAAATAGTCTCATGGCCACTAAACTATATACTAATGAAACTTGGTTACGCAAGCGTTACCTTATGGACAAAAAAAGTCCAGAAGATATTGCTAAGGAATGCGGGGCAAGCTTAGAAACAGTCTACGTATACCTTGCTAAATTTGGATTAAGGAAATCAAAACGATGAAAGCAAAACCAGTGTTTGAGGATTCAGCTCAATTTAAGTACGATGACCTATATCTGTATGCATTAGGTGCACCTTCTGGGCATGCAATTTTAAACACTTGTACCAATATGGCACAAATGCTAATTCAAAAAAATATTGCTTATGGAGATTCAGCTCTTGATCCAGTCAGAATTTTTAGCAAGGCTGACCCAGTTGAACAACTTAGAGTTAGAATTGATGACAAACTAAGTAGACTCATGAAAGGTACTGACTATATCGGTGATAATGATATAGATGATCTAATTGGATATTTAGTTTTGTTAAAAATAGCAAAGGAAAAAAATGTCAACTGAAGAAGATTTAGTAAAACATCTTGATCAGGTAAACACAGTTGTTGCTGAATATTTAAAAGGCAATGATCCAACAGTTATATCAAAAGAATTAGATATTCCAAGAGTAAGAGTTGTAAGCCTTATTAATGAGTGGAAAGTTATGGCATCAGATAATGCTGCTATTCGTGCTCGTGCTAAAGAAGCACTTGTAGGTGCAGATACTCATTATACTAAACTTATCTCTAAGTCATACGAAGTTATTGATGAAGCATCTATGACAAATAATCTTGGAGCAAAGACTGCTGCAATTAAACTTGTTATGGACATTGAGTCAAAACGTATTGACATGTTACAAAAAGCTGGACTTCTTGAGAATAAAGAACTTGCAGAAGAGATGGTTGAGATTGAGCGCAGACAAGAAGTATTGGTTGGTATTTTAAGAGATATTGCTTCAACCCACCCAGAAGTTCGTGACATTATTATGCAACGCCTTTCTGCAATTGCAAGAGAAGGAGAAGTGATTACAGTTGTCCACGATGTTCAATGAGTTTCTTGAAGTACTTAAAGAGAATCATTTTGTAGAAAAACCTGTTGACGCAAAGACATTTGTTGAGTCTCCAGACTATCTAGGACAACCACAACTATCTGAAATTCAATACGAAATTGTAGAAGCAATGAGCCAGATTTATCGTAAAGAAGATCTTGAAGACCTATATGGATCTGTTGAAGGCGCAAGATATTATAATAAATACACAAAGAATGAAATTATCCTGCAACTTGGCAAGGGATCTGGAAAAGATTTCGTATCAACAGTAGCTTGTGCATATGCAGTATATAAACTATTATGTTTAAAAGATCCAGCAGTTTACTATGGAAAGCCTGCAGGAGATGCTATTGATATTATTAACGTCGCTATTAACGCTCAACAGGCTAAGAACGTTTTCTTTAAAGGTTTTAAGAGCAAGATTGAACGATCACCTTGGTTTGCTGGCAAATACAATGCTAAGGCAGACTCAATAGATTTTGATAAGTCTGTAACTGTTTACTCTGGTCACTCAGAGCGTGAATCACACGAAGGTTTGAACTTGTTTATGGCTGTGCTTGATGAGATTTCTGGTTTTGCATCAGAGGTTGGTACTGGTAATGAGCAGGGCAAAACTGCAGAGAACATCTATAAAGCCTTCCGTGGTACTGTAGACTCTCGTTTCCCTGACCTTGGTAAAGTTGTTTTGCTTTCATTCCCCCGCTATCAAGGTGACTTTATCTCACAAAGATATGAATCAGTTATTGCTGAAAAAGAAACCATAGAAAAGAAACATACCTTTATTATTAATGAAGACTTGCCTCACGATGATCCTGGCAATCAGTTTGAAATTTCCTGGGATGAAGATACTATCCTTTCATATAAGATACCTAAAGTCTTAGCATTTAAAAAACCAACATGGGATGTAAACCCTACACGTAAGATTGATGACTTTAAGATAGCCTTTTACACAGACCTTGCAGATGCAATGATGCGCTTTGCATGTATGCCTACATATGCATCAGATGCTTTTTTTAAAGATAAAACAAAGTTAGAAAGGGTAATGACACTTCGTAATCCATTAGACCAATTTAGAAGGTTTGATGAGTCATTTAAACCAGATCCAGATAAAATTTATTATATACATGCTGACCTTGCACAGAAGCACGATAAGTGTGCGGTAGCAATTGCTCACGTAGATCGCTGGGTAAATATTCAGGTAATTAAAGACTATGAACAAGTGGCCCCAATTGTAGTAGTAGATGCAGTAGCCTGGTGGGAACCTAGAGCAGAGGGACCTGTTAATCTGTCAGAAGTTAAGCAATGGATTATGAATTTACGCAGACAAGGTTTTAATCTTGGAATGGTTTCATTTGACCGTTGGCAATCATTTGATATTCAAAATGAGTTACAGGCTGTAGGAATAAGAACTGAGACTGTTTCTGTTGCAAAAAAACACTACGAAGATTTAGCAATGATGATTTATGAGGAGCGTGTAGCTATACCAATGATTCCTATATTGCTAGAAGAAATGTCTGAGTTGAAGATTATGAAGGGAAATCGTGTTGATCACCCCCGCAAAAAATCTAAGGACTTGGCAGATGCTCTATGTGGAGCAGTATTTGGTGCAATATCTCATACACCAAAGACTAATAATACTGAGATAGAAATTCATACGTGGAGTTCTGCAAGCCGACTTGCGGACAAACAGGCACGTATGGTAGAATTGGATAATCGGGAAATGCCTAACGATGTTAAGGATTTCCTAGATACATTCAAGTTAATATAAACAAACAAACAAGGAGAAAGATGAATTCATTTAAGAAAATTGCTATTGTCATCGCTGCAGCCCTGACTAGCACAGCATTGGTAATTGCACCTTCAAGTGCAGCACCTCTAGCAGTAACGGTTGCAGGAGCAGCAAATACAACAACCGCACTTGCACCAGCAACTGCAAACGTACCAGCAGATAATAAGGTAGATGCAGCAGATGCTGTAGCCCTAGTTGCAACTGCTGACACAGGAACAGTAGTATCATTTGCCTCAACAGGTGGAGTACGAATTGTTCTGGCTTTGGACAATGCTCCAACAGCACCAGTTCTTGCATCAGCAGGAACAACAACACATTCAGCAACATCACAGGGTGCAGCACTTACTGTATATGCATTCACAACATCAACAGCAACTGGATCAGTAACCATTACAAATGGTGCATATTCAACTATTGTTTATGTTAAGGGTATCGCAGGATCAGCATACAATGTTGGCCTAACAGTTCCATCTGCAGTAGCAGTAGGAATAATCCCATCAGTTGCAGTAAATGTAACAGACGTATTTGGTAACGCAGTAGGCGGAGAGACAGTAACAGCAACACTTATTGGTGCTACTTGGGCAGATGCCTCAATCTCAAAGTCAATCCTTACAGCAACAGCAGCAAACGTTTCTGCAGACTCAACACTTACTCTTGGCTCACGTGCTGAGAAGTTGGCAACAGCAGTTGCTGGCACAGTAACAGTTGCAGCAACAGGAGCAGCTTCAGCGACAGCAGTTACAGGACTTCCAGCACCAGTTAAGGCTGTAGTTGGTTCATTCACAGTAACTGATCTTAATGGAACAATTAATGCACTTAATGCAAGAATTGCAGGACTTACTGCAGAACTAGCAGGAGCAAACTCTACTCTAGTTGCAGAAAGAGTAGCACGTGCAGCAGACAAGGTTGCATCAGATAAGGCACTTGCAGACGCAAAGGCAGCATCAGATAAGGCACTTGCAGACGCAAAGGCAGCATCTGACTCAGCAACAATCACAGCAAAGGTAGCATCAGACCTTGCACTTGCAACTGCAAAAGCAGAATACAAGACAAAGTTCAATGCACTTGCTAAGAAGTGGAATGCAAAGAATCCAAAGGCTAAGGTAGCACTGATTAAGTAA